GCTTTATTTTCAAACACAACAGCATCATGTAATACAGCGATAGGTGATGCAGCTTTAGACGCAAATACAACAGGTGCAAAAAATACTGCAGTTGGTGTTGATGCTTTAGGTGCTAACACAACAGGAACTAGAAATGTATCAGTAGGTTTTTGTTCTTTAAAGACTAACACAACAGGTTCAGATGCTGTAGCATTTGGTAATGATTCTTTAAGATCAAACACTACAGGAAATAATAATGTTGCAATAGGAAAAAATGCTTTAGTAGCTAACACAACAGCAGATGATGGTACAGCAGTTGGCTGTAACGCTTTAGGTGCTAACACAACAGGTGCTATGAATGTTTCAGTAGGTAATTATTCTACGGATGCAAACACAACAGGTGCGCAAAATTCAGCAGTGGGAGTTTCAGCTTTAAGTGCAAACACGACAGGTGATAATAATGCAGCAGTGGGTTTAAGTGCTTTACAAAAAAACACAACAGGTGATGGTAATGCAGCATTAGGACATCAGGCTATGATAGAAGTTACTACAGGTAGATTAAATACAGGAATTGGTAAAACTGCTTTAGGAAGTCTTACTACAGGTGATAGAAACGTAGCAATAGGTGTTGCCTCTGGTGGTGATGGTATGATTAATATTCAAGGTGAAGATAATAGAGCAGTATTTGGTCATAATGCAATTACTAATGCTTATGTAAAAGTAGCTTTTACAGTAACTTCAGATGCAAGAGATAAAATGAATTTTGAAAAAGTTCCTCATGGTTTAGATTTTGTTAATCAACTACAAGCATATAAATTTAATTTTAAGAAATCAAGAGAAGTTGAAAAACCTAGTGGTAGTGCAAGATACGGATTTAAAGCACAAGATATTCTTGCACTTGAAGGTGATAATCCAATTATTATTGATAATGAAAATGAAGATGCCTTAAAATATAATGGAGAAGCATTAGTTCCAGTATTAGTTAATGCTATCAAAGAACTTAAAGCACAAAACGATAGTTTAAAATCTAGAATAGAAACATTGGAGAGTTAACCTATGTTAGGATTTAACTCCATTTCAGAAGCACCTATATCGACTTTAGCTGGTGGAATTGTTCTTATTGATATATCAGGTCAACAAATAACTACTTCTTTAGGAACTGTTGATGCTATATCATCAGTTCTTTTAACAGGTCAGCAATTAAATACTTCTGTAAGTTCTTTTATACCTACTACTTCACAAATTTTAAATGTATCAGGTCAAGCAATTACTACAAGTATAGGAACTTATTCTATAGCTGCTGGTGGAAGTATGACTATCGTAGTTCCTGAATTTACTTTAAATACCGCTTTAGGAAATCCAGTTCTTTCAACAAATGATTTTATTGGAATAACAGGTCAAGGAACTACAGTATCATTAAATTCTTTTATACCAAGTACTACTAATTTAATTTCAGTTGTTGGACAAAATGTTAATGCTAGTGTAGGTTCTATTATAATTAGTTCTTCACAAGTATTAGATATAACTGGTCAAGAAATGACTATGTCATTAGCTACAATTTTACCTAGTACTGGAAATACTGTATTAGTTGCTGGACAACAAATGACTGTTATACCTGCTAATTTAAGATTTTGGAATCCTATTCCTCCAGGAGGAAATGTAACGTGGACTGACATTACTACAGGAAATACAGTAACTTGGACTAATATTTAATAATTTACAAAATAACAAAATAGGAGTATAAAAACATATGGCTTCATCTTATTCATCAGACCTTAAATTAGAGCTTCAAGCAACTGGAGAAAATGCTAGTACTTGGGGTGATAAAACTAATAATAACTTAAATCTTTTACAACAAGCTATCGCTGGTTATCAATCTATTGATGTAGCTAGTGCTAATGTAACTTTAGCAATGACAGATGCTTCTGTTTCTAATGCTAGAAATATGATATTAAAATTCACGGGAACTTTAGCTGGAAATAGACAAGTTCTTGTACCTAATAGCATTGAAAAATTTTATATTATACAAGACGCAACTACGCACAATAGTAATACATTAACTTTTAAAACAGTTTCAGGATCAGGGTTTACTTTAGATCAAGGAACTATTAGTGCTGCTTTTTCAGATGGCACAAATATTACAGCTGTTAATTTAAATACTTTATCAGGTACTATTGGAACAGCTCAGATTGATAATAATGCAATTACAACTGCAAAAATTTTAGATAATAATGTGACAACAGCAAAAATACCAAATGATGCAATTACTACTGCAAAAATTTTAAATGTTAATGTGACATCTGCAAAAATAGCAGATGGAGCTGTTATTGAAGCTAAATTAGGAACAAATGCTGTAACTGCAGCTAAACTTCAAAGAAAGTTTACAATTAGTACTTCAAGTCCATCAGGAGGAAGTGATGGAGATATTTGGTTTAAATATTCATAGGAGTTTAAATGGCTAATACATATGGTAAAGTTTCAGGAACATTTCAAGAAATAAATAATGCTTATGGTAAAGTTTCAGGCGCTTGGAAAGAAGCTGATGAAATTTACGGTAAAGTTTCAGGTGTTTGGAAATTAGTTTTTAGTGCATTTGAAGCTACATCTTATGCTACATTGTCTAGTGGATCAGGAACTTTTACAGTTCCCGATAATGCAAATGCTCTTCATATTGAAGCAAGTGTTGGAGGTGGAGGTGGAGCTGCTGGTGGTGTAAGTTATGATAAAGCTGGTGGAGAATCATCAGGAGCAGGTGGTGGATCAGGTGCTTATGTATCTGATAAAGTATTTACTGTAACTGAAGGTGAAACTATAAGTTACGTAGTAGGTACTGGTGGATCTCCTGGAAATCAAACAGGAAATTTTGGTCAACCTAAAATAGGTAGTGCTGGAAGTAATACAACATTATCAGGATCTTCTGTTGGAGCAATATTTACACTTGCTGCTGGAGGTGGAGCAAGTGGTACAAATGGAGGTGTTCAAGGTCCATTAAGAACTAATACATCAGGAAGTGCAGGTTCTGCTAGTATTAATGGAACGGTTATTACTTCAGGTACTTTTAGAGATTCAAACGGTACTACTAAAAATGTAACAAGTTTAGATGATGGTCCTGTTGGAACATTTAATCAATCTGGTAACGGTGTTGTTGGAGCAAATAATGGAAACTGTAGTGGAGATAACTGTCAAATTGGTGGATCTCCTGGTGCAACTTCTTATGCTGGAAATATTGCAGGTGGAGCAGGTTCTCCTCAAGGTGGATCTTCGGGTGGAGTAGCTGGTACACGTGGATCAGGAGGTGGAGGTGGTGGAGCTCAATATGGAAATGAATCAGTGACAGGTCGTGCCGAAGCAGGTGGAGCTGGAGAAATTAAATATAGATTTTTGAGGGTCAGCTAGTGCCTTTAACTCAATTAAATTTTCAACCTGGATTAGATACTGAAAATACTCCTACAGGAGCAGAAGGTAGATGGGTAGATGGAGATAAAATAAGATTTCGTAAAGGACTTCCTCAAAAGATAGGTGGCTGGACAAAATTTAGTACTGGTTATTATATTGGAGTAGGAAGAGCTTTAGAACAATGGTTTTCTTTAGATGGTGGACGATACGAAGCTATAGGAACAGATAGAAAAATATATACTTATGCTTCAGGAATAAGTCAAGATATTACCCCTATAAGATCAACTGATGCTTTAGTTAATGCAATTAGTACTACTACAAGTAGTAATATTGTAACTATTACCGATGCTGGTCATGGAGCTTCTCAAGGAGATTTTGTAACTTTAAGTAATGTTAGTGCAACAGTAGGTGGACTTACCGCTTCTGTTTTAGATGCTGAATATGAAATATTAACTATATCAAATACTAGTGCTTACACCGTTCAAAGTAGTGGAACAGCAAATGCTAATGTGGCTCCTACCGCTAACTGTACTGCAAATTATCAAATAAGTATTGGTCCTTCTATTCAAACTTTTGGTTTTGGTTGGGGTTCAGGTACTTGGAATACTGGAACTTGGGGAACTGCTAGATCATCATCTAATGTAGTTCTTGATGCAAGGTTATGGTCTATCAATAATTGGGGAGAAGATTTAATTATTACACAAAAAGATGGATCAACTTATGAATGGAATCTTTCAGGTGGAATGACTAATAATAGATGTACTGTTGTTGCTAATGCTCCTACTAATTCTACACTATCTATGATATCTACAGAAACTAGACATGTAGTATGTCTAGGAACAGAAACTGCTATTGGAAATGTAGCAAGTGTAGATAAAATGTTTATTCGTTGGTCTGATCAAGAAGATTATAATCAGTGGAGCCCTAATGTAACTAACTCTGCGGGATCACAAAGAATAGCAGGTGGAAGTGAAATAAGATGTGCTCGACCAGCTAAAGGAACTATGTTAATATGGACAGATACTACAATGCAATCAATGGCTTTTATAGGTCCTCCTTTTATATTTGGTTTCAGGCAATTAGGTAATGATTGTGGAGCTGTTGGTCTTAATTCAGCAATAGTAGTAGATGATGTAGCTTATTGGATGTCTGATGGACAATTCTTTAGATATGCTGGATCAGTTCAAGAAATACCTTGTCCTATATTAAATCATGTTTTTAATAATATTAATAAAGCTCAATATTCACAAGTTTATGCTGGACAAAATTCTAACTTCTCAGAAGTAATATGGTATTACTGTTCAAGTACCGCTAGTCAATGTGATCGTTATGCAATCTATAATTATCTAGAAAATTCTTGGTATTTTGGAACTATGAATAGAAGTACTTATCAAGATAATGGAGTTGAATTAAATCCTTTAGCAGCAGAGTATTTTCCTACTTCTAATGTAAGTAGTATAACTACTATTAATGGAGTAACTCAAGGAAGAAGTATAATCTATGCTCAAGAATCAGGAGTAGATGCTGATGGTGCTGCTTTACCAGCTTTTATTCAATCAGGTGATGGAGATATTGCTGATGGTGAAACTTTTAGTTTTATTAATAAAGTTATACCTGATTTTCAAAATCAAGCTGGGAATACTATAATTACTTTAAATGTTAAAGACTATCCTAACGATACAGCAACTGTAGGAGAAACTTTGACAGTAGATAACACAACTAGGTTCGTTAATACCCGTATTCGTGGTAGACAAACTAATGTAAAAATAGAAAATAATAATATTGGAGATAACTGGAGATTTGGTACTCTAAGAGTAAATATAAAACAAGATGGAAAAAGGTAAATACATAATAAGACCAGCTAGAATATCTGATGCTGTTCGAATAAGAGAGTTATTAAAAACGTGGCTTAAAGAGGCTCCTTTTAACTTTGGAAATACTAATAATACTAAAGCTTTAGAAAATATAGTGTTTTACATTAAGAATAGTTTTGTTATAGTAGTAGAACATGAAAATATTATTGTAGGTACACTCGCTGCTACTATTGATCAAACATGGTACAGTGATAAAAAGTTCATGAGAACTTTGTGGTTACACGTTAATCCTAATCATAGAAACTTTAGGATCTTTCGTTCTGTAATGATAGTTTTTAAAGAATACGCACTAGCTAATAAAGTAACTGCGATATGCGAAGT